GTTGATGGCATGGTCTATCCTTCCTATTGCGGGCCGCCAGTGATGTTCACGCGGGGGCCCGGGTCTCCTGTAACGTTTCCGCCTTTCGGTGCCTGATTGCCTTGGGCCTGAGCTGCAGCCTGCTGAGCTGCCGCGGCCGCCTGTTGACGCTCCTTGAGCACGTCGTCGGGCGGGACAATCTCCGCACCCGGCATGCCGATGCCCTCCGAAACAGTCCGCAGAACCTGCGCGCGCCCTTCGGCGCCCATGATCCCGACGTCGATCGGGTTCGCAGTAATCTGCAGAAATTCCAGCTGCCGGGAGCGTTGGGTCTCGCGCTGGATTGCTACGGTCACGCCCATCACGCGGACCGTCTCCTCACCCGTAAGGAGCCCGGAATTGTCTGTCATCATGATGATATCGTAGAGCCCCGTCAGAAGAGGCTCAAAAATGTCCCTGTCGATGTTCGCCGCAACCGTCTGCAAAATCTTCGACGCGTTCGCCATCAACATGGCAAGGCCAGAGCTCGTGCGCCCCGCGCCGCCGGCCGAGTTACCCTGCAGGTAACGCGGGATCGCGGACAGGTCATCGGCCATGGCGTTGATCTTGTCGTACACCATCAGCAGCTCTTGAGCGATGCTGTTCGGCTGGAAGAAGCTGATCGGAACCTGCGAGGCGCCAGTAACCGGGTCGTCCTCGATGTGCCAGCGCTTCCACGGGTACATCTGCTCGCCGTCCTCGCCGGGCGCCAGACGGCTGTCGTTGATCACCACCTGCGGGCCGGACGCCATCGACATGTTGTTCAGGAGCGAGCGCAGCGTGCTGTTCCCGGCCTCCTGCATGTCGGCGATGATGTCGGTCAAGCCGTTACCCACGGGGGTACCCGGCATCTTCTCGAAGCTCGTGATGAAATAGCTGTGACGCTTGCGCGGGCTCGGGGACAGCTGGACCTTGATGATATGGGTTCCAATGAGCCAGCACTGCACCATGTAGTCGCGCAGCCCGTCCGGGATCAGCTTGGCGTCCATGCCCTGTTCAAGGAGCAATCTACCCTGAACGTTGCCGTTGAACTCCAAGCAGCTGATCATGCCGCTGTTGTTGAGCACCGGGTTCTCCCGGCTCTCCTGCACGGCACGCTCGCTGTCGGCGTAGTCCCAGTTGTCGTTGAGGCCGCCGCGGCCGTACTCGTCGAGCACCGCCCGGATTTCGTCCGCGTCGTAGCCCGGGATATCCAGCAGGTCGTTCAGGTCGGCACGTGAAAGACGCGACTTTTCGATGATCGAGGCATTCTCGATGTCGCTTGCTCCGGGGGTCCACCACACGTCAAAAGGACTGACGCGTTCCCAGAATAGACGCGGCTTGGGCGTGCTGATGGCCGTGCCGTTCTCCCAGCTAAGAGAAGGAACAATTCGGACGACTGGACCCTTGATGCAAGCGAACGGGAAAATGGGTAGATCGGCAATGAACTCAGCGAGCGCTTTATAGAAGCCACCCTCGAAGAGATATTCATCGATCTTGTCCTCGGCGATCTTTGCCTGCGCGGCGGCCTTCTTCTTGGACGCTTGGCGCGCCGCGGTTAGCAGCGTGTTGAGCCTGTCCCGTATCGCGGCCGGGTCCGGCATCTGCCCCGCCTGCTGGGCGCCGGCGGCCTCCGAGCGGATCAGTTGCTCGATGGAGTTCATGATGTTCGGGGGGATCGCGGGGTCCGGGTTCGGGTCGAGGCCCCATGGGCGGTCGGCCTGCAGGTATACGTCCCGGAGGAGACTGCTGGCGCCGCGGCACTTCGCGGCGGTGATACGGGCGTAAGCTTCCGAGCCGCCGAATTTCTTGATCTCGTTGAGCTTGTCCGCGGAATACTGGCCGTTGAACGTACGAAGCGCCTCGATCAGGCGCTCGGTCCACCCCGATGCGGAGTTGCGATGGTTGCGCATCATCTCGAACTGCGAGCGCACATACCCCGCCAGATTGGACATCGTGACGTCGGATAGCTTCGCAGCATCCTGCGCTGCCGCCGCTTCCTTCGCCTTGTTTGCCTCGATGCGATCGAGCGCCCCGGGAGGGATTACTCGAAGCACGCCTTGCTGGGGTAGGGTGTCGACCATTCCTCGCCTATATGCTATTCGGAACAAAGTTTCAACTGAAAGGCCCCACCCTATGGGCGACATGAGCCTACCAGCCGACTATCCGACAATCCCCGTCGGCGTGTACGACGAGGCTAAGCTTGTAAAGCTTGCCCGCCAAATTGCAATGGGCATCAAGGACCTCCCGGACATCCTGTTCGACAACGACCTGACCCAGCGCGAGTTCACCGAGATACAGTCGATCCCACTCTTCGCGAAGACGCTGGAGAGCGAGGTGAAGGCTTGGGCGGGCGCGGACAACACGCACGCGCGTCTCAAACTGAAGTCCGCAGCGATGCTCGAGGAGTACCTCCCCGAGCTTTATGCGCGACTGAACGACCGGCAGGAACCGCTCATGGCCAAGATGAAAGCGGTTGAGCTCGTGTCCAAAATCGCAGGCTTCGGTGATCGCGACGTTGTACCGGCCGGCAATCCGGGCGACAAGGTGCAGGTGATCATCAATCTCGGCGCCGACACTCGCGTGGAATACGTCAAGCAGTTACCCCACAAGGTAATCGAGCACGCGCCGGTGGCCCCACAACAAACCTTCGAAGAGAGCTTAGATGCTAGCGCCAATCCGGTATGACGCCCCGCCGACCGTCGCGGCCTTCATGAAGTCTGCGGCGTTCGGGAGGCTCATTGCAGGCCCCGTCGGCTCCGGTAAGACTACAGGCTGCATCTTCGAAATCTTCCGCAAGTGCCTCGAACAAGCACCCGCAGCAGACGGATATCGTTACACGCGCTTCGCCATCGTCCGGCAGACGCTGCGCCAGCTGATCGATACGGTGTTGAAAGACATCATGAGCTGGCTGAGCGGCGTGGCACGCTTCAAGGTGCAGGACAAGATCGTCATCATCGAGTTCGCCGATGTGCGGTCCGAGTGGCTGCTTCTCCCGCTCGAAGATCAGGAAGACCAGCGCCGCCTGTTGTCGATGCAGCTGACCGGTGCGTGGATGTCCGAGTGCATCGAGATGGACATCAATCTCGTCGCCAGCATCGCCGGCCGCTGCGGCCGTTATCCGTCGGGCGCGCGCGGAGCTCCGACGTGGTTCGGTATCGTCGCCGACACCAACATGCCCACTGAGGGCAGCGACTGGCACAAGTTCATGGACATCGATCAGCCGCCGGATTGGGACATCTTCGTGCAGCCCGGTGGTCTCGAAGAGTACGCTGAAAACCTTGCATGGCTGACGCAGACCGCGGAGACCATGAAGCTCGACATCGACGACCCTGTTCGTCTCGCGCAGGGCCGGCTCTACTACGAACGCCTGTCGCGCAACAATAACCCCGATTATGTGAGACGATACGTCCATGCCCAATTCGGAAACGACCCATCAGGTACCGCCGTCTTCCGCGAAAGCTTCCGCTCAGCCTTCCACGTGGCTGACGGACTACTCGTCAACCGTTTCGCGCCTCTCATTATCGGACAGGATTTCGGACGCGACCCATGCAGCGCTATTACGCAGATGGACGCACGCGGCCGACTGCTCGTGCTGGAAGAGGTCATCGCCACCGACATTGGTTTGCAGGGACATTTGGAGCAGAACCTCCGACCGGTACTGATGAAGCCCGAGTATATGGGACTTCCTGTACTAATCGTCGGCGACCCCAGCGGGGTGCACAAGAGCACACTCTACGAAGAAAGCGAGTTCGATCTGCTTCGGCGCATGGGCTTCAAGGCCATGCCTGCCCCGACCAACGAGCTCGACCCTAGGCTTCGTTCGGTGGAAGCGTGGCTGCTCAAGCAGTACGACGGCAAGGGGATGATCCTGTTCGATCGCCTGAAGTGCCCGACGATCATCCGCGGCCTAGCCGGCGGATACCGCTACGCGAAAACGCGCAATGGGACTAGGAAGCCGCTTCCGGACAAGAACGATTACTCGCATCCTGTGGACGCTCTGCAATACGCCTGTCTCGTTGCACACGGGCAGATGAACGCAGCAATTGGTCGGGTGCTTGGTCACCGTCGACAAGTCGAGCGCCAGCGGGTGTCGTCGGCCGGGTGGACTTAATCAATCCAGCTTCACGATGCGGCTTCGGCACCGCCATGGCAGACCGATGCGGGGGGCGCAGCTTCACCCCGTGTAGTTTTAGTGTGCTGCGAATAGTCTGCTTCTCGACGCCGTACAGCATGCACAGGTCGGACATGCGGGCGCCCCATCGATAGAGATCGATCAGCTCGCGAAGATCACTACCGACGAACGCCCGCTTGCCGCGCATCAGGGCCGCACGATCCGGGGGCCGCCCAGCTTGTTTGCCGCCTCTTCGAGGGCCTTCACGCTTTCCTCTTCGATGTTGCCGAGGATGTACTGCTCGATCATTTGCGCCTGTGCAACCAGTGTGATCGCGTCGATGTCATTACCTGCCTTTTGTGTAAAATGCTGGTGGTGCATCAGCTTCAACGACGTCTCCAGCGAGACTATCCGCGCGTTGATCTTCATCTGCTGAAGCTTGGCGAGATTTTCGAGCTCAGCTTTCGGGTTAATGCTCAATTGAGTTTGCTCCTGTTCGTGGGTGACAACGGCTTGAGGACTTGCTCGCAGAAGCGGAAGTGGTCGCCACTATGCACGCAGCCGTAATACGGTGCATCGTGTTCAGTGCAGTGCCCCGGTAGCAGGGCTACCACTTCTACTACCGGGGGATAGTTCTCGCCTTGGACTTCGACGCGTTGCTCGCGCGCGAACTTGTGCTTCCGCTCGCTCATGCAGGCTCCGGCGTATCGGGTTGGTCGCGCGTGACCAAGCCTTCGACGTTCCAGCGGTCCTTCACCGCGGTGAGTAGCTTCATCTTCGCGAGCTCCATGCGGTAGATCGCGTTGCCGATGCTAGGATCGGTCGAGAGGAAGTAAATCTCCTCCTCGTCGTGCCACCCAATCACCATGACTTCCTGAAGCCCCCAGTCCAGCGCGCTCTGGAGCACTCGCTGCACCTGCAGCCTGTGGGCGGTGCTTACGTCGAGGAGTTCGACGTTTTCGGGAAGTGGATCGAGGAGACGGATTTTCGGGTGTGGTACACCCACGCCCGTACCGTCACCGTGCTCTTCCTGCTGGGGCCGAGCACTTTTATCCACGAACGTTTCCGGATGGAGGTTCTCTTCATCGAGCTCACGGTGAATGTCCATCATCATGAAGTCGATGGCGTTGAGGTGGCGGGGCTTATTTTCCGTGGTCATAATTGCCGATCTCCGGGATGCTCGCGTCGACTTCGGAAGTCGCTCGCTGTTCCGCGATCGTGCTCTCCAGCTCGGCACAGATCAAGGCCGCCGGCTCAAAGTGTTTGGGGTCCATGTTCTGGGCGCGATCCATGATCTGCTCGCACATGGCGATCTGCTTGACGCACTCGGCGCGCATCTCGCCGCTGCAGTCGACGCCGTCCTTGAGGAAGATGAACCCGCCGTCGATCTTGGCGATGTTCTCCTCGTGCAGCTCCTTGATCATCTTCGCCGCGCGGTACGCGGGATGCTCTGGCGCTGGCTCGATCTTCTCGAAGGTCATGTGCATGGGGTCTCCTGTGTGGGGCCCCAGACATAGAAACACCCTTCCCGCGCGTCAACGGGAAGGGTGCTATTATCACAAAGAAGTGATCAGACGGGGGCGTTCGGGTCCACGGGCGCGGGCGCGGGCGCCGGGGTCGGCTCCGGGGAAGCCGTCTTGGAGCCCTGCAGGACGGCGATAGCGTCGTCGATCCGATGGGCCAGTGCTTCGACCTCCGGATCGTCCGGGGGCAGCTGGGCGGCCTGCTGACTGTCGGCAGCGTTCTTGTAGTTGGTGGCGAGGCTGATCAGGGTGTCGACCTTGCCGGAGAGTTCTGAGACTTTCATACGGAGCTCCTCGAGTTGTCTGCGTTGGTGCCGATGCTGTTCGGCGTCGACCAGTATCATGCCCTCAACATTCGGGGCAGGGGATTGTTCTGGCGGCATAGAGAACACTGGTCGACGGTTGCGCATTGGTTACGCCGTGGCGAGCTCAGCCAGACCCTTGCGAACAAGGATAGTGGCCGATCCGGCAGCGCTAAATTTCACACGCACCGCGAGATTGGTGAACGGACTACCTACGAAATTACCAAACACGAGCGGCGGGGGCTCGAGGACGAAGTTGGTGTAACCGCCCGGATCGGTACCGAGCGTGCTGTCGATCATGTCGTAGGTAGCAGTGGGTCCTCCGGAAGTCGGGAAGCTCTCCAGATTAGCCGACACGTTCTGAAGGCCGGTGGCGGCGCTCACGTCGACCTCGATGCTGCCCCGCACGATGCTGCCGGGGACGATGTTGTTCTTGAACAGTGCAAAGATCAGCGAGACCGTACCAGCGCCGGTAGCGGTAGCCACGATCTTCGTTTCGTTGCCCCACGTGTTGCCATCAGCATCGGCCGACGTCGCCTGCGTCGAGTATACAGCAGTGGCCAATCCGGTCTGGGCTGCACCTGCGTTCGTCGGTACGGTGCCCGTGTTTCCAGTGCCAGCGGCCGCAACTGCCCCCGTCATCCCGGGGCTGTTCCAGATATTCCGGGTGCCGTAGGTGGCACTCTGCAGCGCGCAGCGCATGCGGTGCCCGGGGATTTCACGAAGTAGCGGGGCGATCCTTGGCACCGCGTAGAGACCGAATTTCTGAGCCGCCACGATGTTGTTGTGCGTACCGTCTTGCGTGTTCAGCAGGTCGATCGATGCGGTCGCCGCCGTGTTGAGCAGCACCGGCGTACCATCCAAGAACACCATGTTCGGCGGACCGCGGCCGTCACCGTCGCCGTACTGCATGAAGTCGGCCATCAGTCGCAGGAAGTCGATAGTGTTGCCGATCATCGTCGCGCTGAAGTTCTCCGCGCCGCATTCCCACACGTAGAGGCACACGGCGCCAGCGTCGTTGATCTGTTTGATCTGCGCCTTCTGATTGGCAAAGGCCGTAGCGACAACTGTGCCCGCTGCCGGGTATTGCTGCGCAAAATCGTTAGTTGGGTCGCCCAACCCGATGATTGACGCTCCGGTGGCGATCGCCGCCGCCACATTGAACTGGTCCGTCCGTGTCCCGGATACACCGAAGTTGCCAAGCGTAATGAGCGACTTCCCCTGCGCGCGCAACCAGCCAGCCGTCCAATTCATCCAGCCGGCGTTGCCTTTGTTGTTCTGCGGCGGATCGAGATACTGTGCAGCCTGCTTCGACGTGCCCGCCCAAGCAATGCTGTTGGGGAAACGAATTGCCTTCAATGCCAAGGCTTGCGTTGCAGCGCGTGCGGCCATTTTAAGATGTCCTATCCAAGAGTATCGCGCCGTCGGTATCCGTCAGGATGGCGCCGTCAGTGTCGATCAGAAAATTGAACAGGCTGACCCCGATGCTCTGCAGGTTGATGATCGCGGCCGGGAAAGTGTGGTCCGCAATATTGCTCCGCACGAGTGCGGGATCGAATTTGAAACCTGACGGCTGGGTCGCATCCGGTACAGTGGCGAGGTACTTCTGTAGAACGATGATGGCCTGCCCGATGCCTTGGTCGTCGATCGACGAGCTCACGGGCTGGGCGAAATAGTCCTGAAGCGCCCGCAGCGCACCGATCATGTCGGTGCGGCTGTTCAGGGTGGTGTTTATCGATATCGCCATGAAGGCCCCAAGCTAGGAAGTCAGCTTGGGCTTTGTATCAGCTCTGCTCAGCGGGCGCAAAGGTAGCGAACACCTCGATCACCCGCCTATCCTTCTCGTCCAAGAACTCCGCGGTGCGCGTGCCCTTCAGCACTAGCGCGTATCCGCACATGAGCTCCTGCTCCTGACGCACTGCTTCGATCTGGCGTTGCATCTGCTCCGCGTCGACAATCAAAAACTGTGACTTCACGTCTCCAACCAGAGGCTGCGTCTCGCTCATGTTCTACTTCTCCTTGAGGTGTTCTGAAAATCAGAACTTCTGTTCGCGCGATCCGAGAGGCAGTATGCCGTCGGTCGGCTCCGGCCACCCGTCTTGGCGAGGCGGTGAGTTGTTGAGATTGTGCGGATCGAGCGGCTCACTGGAAGCTGTCTTCGGCGCAAACCCCATGTACAACGTGTAGTGCGGCTCCCCGGCCCCATCTACGGTCGTCTCCAGCCTAGCCCCATGCTGCACGAAACCGGGATGCTCCGCGAGGCCCTTGGCACGAAGCTGGTCGACGGCCACGCGCAGGTCGTCAGCCGTCTTGATCCCGACCCACCCAACCTGCAGCTCAACGTAGCCGATAGGATGCGCTGGGCCTGTGTACGTGGGTTTAACCATCGGATGGCCTCAACGTTTGCCGTCTTCGGGGGAGGGTACCCCAGCTTGAAGCTTACCGAGGAACGTAGCTATGCGCGAAATTTTGGGCGGATTATTTTTTTGGGGTTCACTCGACACGGGGTCGGCCCCGAATTTTTTGGGGTCGTCCTCGAGGGTGCGGCACTTCCAGTGCACCGTGCGGCGCGTCGTGTCGTCGGAGAAGAACACCGCTCCGTCGGTCATTGGTTGCTTGCACTCGGCACAGAGCGCGCCGCGGACCATCATCTGGATTTGGCTGAAGAGTGTGTTGCTGATCATGGGGTTTCCCGGTGGGTGACGGGTAAGGGGTGGGGACGGCAGCGCCGGCACGTTGTCGCTGCATCAATTAGGGTCTCGGAGTTCAAGTCCGGGCCTATCGCTCTCCGTTTGAGCTACGTCCCTGATGGGAGGATATGCGGAAAGGGTGGGAAGTCAAGTGTTGTAAAAATGTCACAGAGGGGGGTGGGATGGTTTTATGGTCCGGTATATTACCGTGGGACCCAATAAAAGCCCGGGCCCCGGGGGTGGGGGGGCCTGTCCACTTACCCCCGGGGGTAACGTCCCCACACCTTGAGTGTAGGAACGCCCCGCCACTGTGGCACGGAGGATCACCTGCACCACCTGAGCAACGGCCAAAACAAGCATGCTCTTAGGCGGCGAGAGCTTTACTACCTCTCGTCTAGTGGTTCCCCCTTAACCGCCGTCGGGCTGTTACCTCCCAAGGTAACAAGATGACAACGGGCTAGGTATACCGGGTAGATGCGCCACGAAGCAGGCGCGCGGGACCGGGAAGCCCTAGCAGAGTTGCTAGGCAGCGGGACAACATCGAACCATCTGAGCGTCGGAAAGACAACTACTCAACTATGAGATGGTTCGGTCTAAGTTGTCCCCAGCATCCTTTGCCAATGCCAAGGTTGGATGCTGTGAGCACTAGAGGTAGCGTTTGGAAGCGCATCGCAAAGTCTGGAACGTGACGACAGGATGGCAGCGCAAGCTGTGCGTTTGAAAGTCTAAGTCCTACGCCTCTAGTGCTCTCACCATCTAACCTTGGAGTGTTGCAATGTTCAAGCAATACAGATCAGACCCGTTGACCGAACGCGAGAAGGCTGAGCGTCGTCGACGCCTTGGCTTGAAGTCTCGCTTCTCGATTGATCAGCCGACTTCGGATAAGCCGAAGACGGAAAGGGATTACCTTTGTCCCACGAATATCACTGAAACCATCTCGCGTCGCAAACGTCGCGGGTTCAATGGTTGCAAGATGTCGCACGCGAACAAGCTCCTCGTGTTGGAGCGAGCCGACGCGCGCCTCGACTTCTTGAGGTCGTGCGGCGTCAAGGTGTAGTCCTCGGCAGCGAAGAGAGGGGAGAGTTCCATCCCCCCTCCTACCTTCTAACTCTATAATCTATTAACAATAAATAATATACCGCTATATAAAGTGGGAGGGGGTTCGCTCGACGGTTTCGCGCTCCATCGGACCATCTAACGCTTTATAGCTATATACCCACTTTCTTGTTATAGAATTATAGAATTAGCAAGTGGTTGTATTTGTTAGTCAATTAAAGTCTCTAATTGTTTGTCCTTAGTCTTGACTTACAGAGTTTAGTATGGTAATACCATCGAACGATTAAGGCAGCTCGCCACATTGTTGTGCTCGACTTGGGCAAATAAGGCAGCAACGCCACATTCGTGGAACCTTAATCACCCACCATTGGGTAACCTTCGGAGGTAACATGCCAGCCAAACGCAAGCATAAGCTCTTCATTCCCTTCAGGCCGGGCGATCGTGTTGGCCCACTGTACTCCAGCTCGGCGGACAAGTTCGGCACGTTCGTGTCGTACGTAAAGAACGTGCCGCGCTACTGTGTCGTGCACTTCGACGGTGAGGTGCATCCACGCAAGGTTGCGTCTCGTTCCCTTCGTCTCGTGCCTGTTGAAATCCCGGCCGATGCGCATGTCGATGCGCCTTGGTACAGTGTGAGAAAGGAAGCGAATGATCCCGATGCTTAACGTGTCCTACCGCAAGGTGGGTGGCCTGCGCTTCGTGCGTATCGGCAAGCTGGGCTTCAGTTGGTACATCACCAACAAGCCGGCGCGCACTCATGACGCGTCGCGCACATATCCGAATGGCGACGTCATGCTGCCACCGCTCAAGCGTGGCGGCCCCATCCTCGACGACGTGAAGTATTACCGCGAGTACGAAGGCGGCAGCACCGTGGTGGTGTATCGTGACCGCTAATGCGTTCGCGCTGTACTGGTTCGTTATGTTCCCTGCCGCATTGTTGTGTCTTCAGTATGGCTGGGACATGTTGTTGGATGATCTCGTGCCAATCAAGGAGGTGGGCGATGCAGATTAACTGCTGCACCGGTGAGGTGTACGCCATGAGCAAAGCGATCGCCGACGGCGAGGAGCTTGAGCTCACGACGCTGGCTCCGATGTCGTATTCCGTGCTCTGCTGGAATACGAAGGAGGACGAGTGCCGATGGGTTAAGGACTTCGGCAGCGACCTCGCCGCTGCGGTCGCAGAGTACAACCGTTGGGCGCTCAACAAAGAGCGCGTGCCGAAGTTCAACTAACCATCGAACCTGAGGGAGGATCAAACGGCTACCCACAAGCGTGTTACCTTGCGGGTAATGCTCACTGTGCCGGTCGCAGATGACCGCGCCACGGTGGGCCGCAAGGTCAAAGAGGCACTCACCGATAAGTTCGAGGTGTGCTACCCCTACGTCACCGTCATTCAGGAGGACAATGTCGAGCAGGCATAAAGCCTCTCGCTGGCAGGAGGAAGCCGAGGGTCGGCCGGCTTCTGCGCCCCAACAACTGGGTTAAGAACGAGGCGTCGATCCCACGCCTACAATGCCAGCAAACCATCGCACCATCAAAGCGCCGCACAATGCGGCCAAGCTCAAACGCGAGGCTAGGGCGTCAAGCCACTCCAAACGTAGAAGCGCACTCACGACGCCCCGACGGGCCATCTGTCCACGATGTCAACTTGGATGCCGGCAACTGCAAAGTGTTGCACGGACCACGGTCACCGCTTGGCCGTCCATATCTGCTGGATAGCAGTCCCGGCCTGCGGCGGGTTATTCCGCAGGAGCTATTCCGTGCACGACACGGTGATGGGCCTGCGATCCCTCTTGGGACAAAGCAGCCAACTAAGGAGTGCCTACAATATGACCGACCACAACGATCCCTCTTTCACGGGGGTCGTTGACCCCTCCATCCTCAACGTCGATGCAGACACTGGCATCCCGACGTTCCTGCGGCGTCACGAAGAGCACCACGCGCAGCATGCGCCGGTGTTTACCACGCAAGTGGACGAGCAAGGGCAGACGGAACTCACGGTCGAAGAGCAGCAGTACGCTGCCGAAGACCCGGAGGCTGACATGCCTGTGCACGAAGGCGAGCAGGTGCTGGCTGCACTGCCGGATCAGCCGGACGTTCAGACTGCGGTGAGCCAGGAAGCGATCGAAGAGGTCGTTACCTCTGCGGGTAACGAAGCTCTCGTGAGCAACGCGCCGAGCGAAATGGAGAAGGCCAACGAGGAGGAACTTCCTCCGACCAACCACAACCAACCCGCCGATCCCGCGGAGATGCGCCGGGATTTCTTCAAGGATATCAACAAGTTCGGCAAGGCGTCTGGCGAAGGTGCCAGCGCGCTGGGTCGTCTGGGGCTTCGCGCACTCAGGGCGGCCGCGGACGGTGTGATCTCGACGGCCAAGCCGCAAGGTGGCGGCAAGGACGACGCGACGCTGATCTACGAAGCGTACACTGCCATGGATAGCAAGCACGCCGAGCACACTGCGGGTGGTGCCAAGGCCAACGCGAGCAAGCTGCGGCAGATCATCGGCATGGGCTGTATGACCACGCTGAGCGATCCTGTGGCCGTCGGCGATCGGGTCGTGCGTATCCATGACCAGATGTCGGAGGCCGATCTCAAGCCGAAGGCGATCTTCGCTGCACTGGTGGACGTGGCACGCGAGCAGCAGGCCAGCGACAGCGAGCTGACCGACGACGCGATCCGCGCATGCCTGACCAAGACCAAGGCCGACAAGACCTTGGAGAAGGAGTGGGAGGCGATCGCGAAGAAGGTCGAGGGACTTGTCACCGGCGAGAACTCGCATGGTCTCAAGGACCAGAGCGAAGCGGCGATCAAAATTCAGGAGCTGGTCACCGAGCACATCAAGAACTACAAGCTCGACGGCACGCGACAGGATCGCATCGACAGCATGATCGACCTCGGATACTCTCGTGCTCAGGCTGAGGCGATCGTGGACAAGAAGATCGCGGTCTAACGATCTAACGCAGGGTAGCTCAGTGGTAGAGCTCGGGCCTCATAAGCTCGCGGTCGGCGGTTCGATCCCGCCCCCTGCAACCAAGCTACCTCGTGCAGGGCCCCCCATGCCCTCCAAACTGCACGAGGCAAGAGCGGGAGTGGCGGTGCGTTCAACCCAATCAGGCCCCCATCTGGAAGGGTTGCATCTGTCCT